ATCATCATTTAAAGGTATGGTAGACGAGCTTCGTGATACATGGACCAAGAAACAAATGTTTCGAACAGAAACAGAAGCAAGGTTTTCTGTATTACAAGATAATAGATACCCAACTAAAGCATCTAAATATTGGCAATGTGTCAGAGAACAATCATCATACTTAGATAATCTTATGGCTTTGTCATTTGATTACAGAAGAAATGAGGCAAAGATAACTTGGTTAGAAAAAAAAATAGATAAAGAAGAAGATGATTATAAAAGAACTAAATATCAAATAGATTTAGACGAATGTAGATTTGGTAAAGCTTCTATGGAAAAAGTTGCAAAGCATAGAATGAGAGAAATTAAGATGTGGTCTAAATTAAAAAGTGAATTTAATGATGGATCATTTAATGATAAAGATGTTAACCAACATCAACTAGAATCATATGGTATGCAGTATCACGAGAAAGCTAAAACATTAAATCAAAACTCATCAGAGGCAGAAATATTTAATGTAATGGGTCAATTACAATCATTACAAAGAATTAAAAAGTCTGGTGAATTAGAAAGTAGTTACAAAGAAAGAGAACAACTTGAACAACATGGAAAACCCAAAGTTTGATTTTATATTTTTAGGTCAATCTATTTTAAAATATCAAGTACCTTTAGATATATTTAATAGTATTAACTATATATACGAAACTAATTATCATAATCTTGCACCTGCAAATGGTCAATTAGTTGGTAAGATAGAAAAAGAACATTCTTTATTTTATCATGGTCAAGACCAGACAAAGATGAAAAATCATAATAAGTTACCAAGAGATGTAACAAATTATTTTATGGCAATTTTTAAACACTACCTAGCGTTTAATAAAATAAAAGATTATGATCTACACCTTAATTCTATTTGGGTTAATGAAATGAAACAACACGAATATAATCCCGCACACATTCATAGAGGTATGTTATTTACAGGTTTATCTAGTGTTATGATTTTAAAATTACCATCAACTTATGGTAAAGAATACTCAGCAGGACATATACAACAGAATGGTAGACTACAGATATTAGGAGCATCTAATGGTCAGTTTGCAAAAATAGATTATCAACCACCAATGGATCTTAGAGACTTTTATATATTTCCATATGATATGAGACACTGTGTATATCCTTTTAATGGTACTGATGAAACAAGACGAACTCTTGCTGCAAACTGTGATGTAAACTTTGATCCAATAAAAAATAGAGGTGCTACATAATGGACAAACAATATTACATAGATAATCACATAGGTTTATTTAAAAACTTTATGCCTAACGAATTAATAAATAGTTATTTAAATTATTTTAATAAATGTGAACAACAAGGTGCAGTGTATCCAAGGCAAGTAGATGAAACGTTAGTATCAGATAATGCAATAGATACTATAAGAGATGTTAGTGTTCCAATAACTTATAATAACAAACCTTTTATAGATATGTTTTTTAATGAAATATATCCTCTGTATGTACAAAAATATTCATACTTAAAAAAATTATCGACACACAATATATTTGAAGTTAAAATACAAAAAACTAAAATAGGTGAAGGTTATCATACTTGGCATTGTGAAAATGCTTCAATGAAAGCTAGAAACAGAATATTAGCTTTTATGGTTTATCTTAATGATGTTGCAGAGGGTGGAGAGACGGAGTTTTTATATCAAAAGTGTAGATTCAAACCAGAAAAAAATACCATGTTGGTTTGGCCTGCACAATTTACACACGTTCATAGAGGCAACCCACCTTTATCGAATAATAAATATATAATAACGGGATGGGTAGAATACGGATATTAATATGATAACAGAACCACGATGGAAATCTTACATAGTAGAAACAACACAACCGATTTTTACACCTAAACAATGTCAAATGATTATTGAAGCAGGAAGAAACGAACCTAAACAAGATGCTTATGTTGGAAGTAATAAAGGTATTAAAGGTGGAGTAGTTGATACTAAAACAAGAACCTCACATATAAGTTGGATACCATTTAAAAAAATGGCTGACATGTACAAAGACATAGAAAGAATTATGAAGACTACAAACGGTAATCACTTTGGTTTTGATGGAATGACTATAACTGAAATGGCACAATACACAGAATATCCAGAAGGAGGGTTTTATGAATGGCATGTAGATAACGATGTTAACTGCGCACATGAACCACCGGTAAGAAAAATATCTATGACTTGTTTATTATCTCCTGAGTCAGAGTTTGAAGGTGGAGATTTAGAGTTAATGGCTGAAGGTAAAGTTGCAAAAATAAAACAAGGGCACGCTGTGTTCTTTGCATCGTTTATAAGACACAGAGTAAAACCTGTAATACGGGGAACAAGAAAGTCTTTAGTCATGTGGTTTGGGGGCACACCTTTTAAATGATGATTAAAGCTGCATACTTTCCAACAATTATATATGCTAAAGATGTTAATTTAGACAATAGACTTTTTGAAAGAGAAGTTCTTGCCTGGGCCGATAAAGACAAAGGAGTTAAACGAACTAATATGAAGGGTTGGCATAGTCAAACTAATATGCATCAAATACCAGTATTCAAACCATTAGTTGATGAATTATTTAAAATGCAACATGAAGTATTTCAAGAAGAGTGGTTAGAGGACGAAGCTATTATAGGTAATATGTGGGCTAATATAAATCCTCCAGGTGGTTACAACAGACCACATCTACATCCTAATAGTCATTTTAGTGGGGTATATTATATTAAAGCACCTAAAAACTCTGGACAGATAGTATTTAATGAACCAAGATCTTCAGCACATATGGTTATGCCAAGAAGAAAAGAAGGAACACCTCCTTCGCATTTATGGAGAGAGGTTCGTGTAGATCCCTTAGAAGGTAGAATAATCATATTTCCTGCATGGCTTTGGCATTGTGTTGAACCTAATGAGAGTAATGATATAAGAATATCTGTATCATTTAATTTTTTACAGAAAGGGTTTAATGTTTAGAGAACACAAGTACCAGGTAATTAAGAAAGCATTGTCTTATGATATGGCTAATTTTATACTTAATTATTTTTTACTTAAAAGAGATGCAACAAAATTTATGTATGAAAATAACCTACACTCACAGTCCTCAATCCTTGGAACATGGACCGATCAACAGATACCTAATACTTTCTCTTGTTATGGTGATTTTGTAATGGATACATTATTAGTTAAAATGTTACCTGTAATGAAACAACATACAGGACTAGATTTAATACCAACTTATTCATATGCTAGAGCTTATAAAAAAGGTGACATATTAAAAAGACATAAAGATAGACCTAGTTGTGAGATATCTTGTACACTTAATTTAGGAGGAGATCCTTGGCCTATATTTATAGATGGCACAGGATCTAATAATGTAATAGATGAATACAAAAATATTCATAAACCCAACGCTCCAGCAGGCACGAAAGTCTTGCTTGAAGTAGGGGATATGCTAGTATATAGTGGCTGTGAACTTGAACATTGGCGAGAGCCTTTTGACGGGAACATTTGCGGTCAGGTATTTCTACATTATAATCATGTAAATGGCCCATTTGCAGACAAAAACAAATTTGATGGCAGACCTATGCTAGGCCTACCATCATTTGTAAAATAGTATTATAATGAGGTTATATGTTACAAAAATTAGGATTTGCACCTGGGTTTAATAAACAAGTCACAGAGACCGGGGCCGAGGGACAATGGTTTGATGGTGACAATGTCAGATTTAGATATGGCACTCCAGAAAAAATAGGTGGTTGGACACAGTTAGGTGATGATAAATTAACTGGTGCGGCTAGAGCTATTCATCATTGGGATGATAATGCTGGTATTAAATACGCAGCTATAGGAACTAACAGAATTTTATATGTATACTCTGGCGGAGTATATTATGACATACACCCTATTAGAACAACATTAACAGGTGCTACTTTTACAACTACATTAAATCAAAATGTTATTACAATTAATTGCAGTGGTGTACATGGATTAGCTGAACAAGATATTGTAATGCTAGATAGTGTAACCAGTATTCCTGCATCATCAAGTTTTGATGCTACTGATTTTGAAGATAAAAAATTTATGGTAACAGCCATACCTACAACTACTACTTTTACTATTACAATGACTGCTACTGAAACAGGCACACCAATGAGTGCAGCAGGATCAACATCTGTTTTATGTTACTATCACGTAGGACCATCACAACAACTTGGGGGTTATGGTTGGGGTACAGGTCTATATGGCGGAACAGCTTTAGGAGCAGCTACAACAACCTTAGCGACAGCTATAACAGATTTAGTAACAACAGATATTGTATTAGCAAACAGTGCAGCATTTCCATCATCAGGAGAAATTAGAATAGGAACAGAAGATATAAGCTTTACAAATAATGACACTGCAACTAATACTTTAAGCGGGGGAGCAAGGGGTGTTAATGGAACAACAAAAGCAACACATAGTGGTGGAGCAAGTGTTTTAAATATATCTGATTATGTTGCATGGGGCGACCCTTCTAATGCTGACTTTACAATTGATCCTGGAATGTGGGTTCTTGACAACTATGGTACAAAATTAATTGCTCTTATTTATAACGGATCTTGTTTTGAATGGGATGCTTCTCTTTCAAACGCAACATCAATTAGAGCTACATTATTAGCTAATGCACCCACAGCATCACGTCATGTATTAGTGTCTACACCAGACAGACACTTAGTATTTTTTGGTACCGAAACTACAGTAGGTAATACTGCTACTCAAGATAATATGTTTATTAGATTTTCTGACCAAGAAAATATTGATGGCACAGATGCATATACAGTTAAAGCAAATAATACCGCAGGTACACAAAGACTTGCTGATGGTTCTAAGATTATGGGAGCGATTAAAGGTAGAGATGCAATTTACGTTTGGACAGATACTGCATTATTTCTTATGAAGTTTGTAGGACAACCATTTACTTTCTCATTTGAACAAGTAGGAACTAACTGTGGATTGTTTGGTAAAAATGCATGTATAGAGGTTGATGGTTCTGCATATTGGATGTCAGAAAATGGATTTTTTACTTATGATGGTCAATTAAAATCTATGCCATGTCTTGTTGAAGACCATGTTTATGATGATATTAATGCTGTATCTAGAGATCTTATTAATGCAGGTTTAAATAATTTGTTTGGTGAAATAAGCTGGTTTTATTGCACAGCTGCATCGGATGCTATCAATAGAGTGGTTACTTATAACTATTTAGATTCTAGTCCTAAACGTCCTATATGGACAACAGGTACTTTACCCCGAACAGCGTGGCAAGATTCTGCAGTATTTGATAAACCACACGCAACTTATTATGATTCAACAGACAATGCATCTACCGAATGTATTGGAAATACTGATGGTATTACTATATACTATAAACAA